CCAGTCTTGTAACTGTAGCGTATATCTTGCTTTATAGGGCTCCAAGCCCATGTACCATAACTTTCTCATTATGCATTGTTCCTACGTGGTTTCCACTCACTACGCGGCACAAAATCTTTGCGCTCACGCTTGGGACTACGCCATTGATCCCAGGGTTCACGGCCCTTGGTCATTTTAACAAACTCACCATAATGTGTACGTTCGTTATATAGATGTGCCTCATCAAACGGATATCCGTAGTTAACACAAAACTGCCGGTATACTTCGAGGTCTTCAAAAATTTCCTTGACTTCGGGTTTCATATTCAAATGCTTAGAAAGCCACTCTTGGGCCATGATTTACTTCCTTTTAAATTACGATTGATTGATACGGACGGGTAAGGTTATAAGTAATCGAACATCCGTTTTCACCGTCCTCGGATACTTCAATTATAACACAACGATTGGGGTATCGTTGAGCAATCTGGAGATATAAGTCATCTGCCATCATTTCGCAGGACTTATAATCTAATTCTAAAACGGAACCTTGACCACTATACAGCGATTCGATCCACCGCTTGAATTGGATGAACTCGATGTCCCGGTGATTATGGAACACATCGATTGACACCCTAAAGTGAAAGATATGACGATGAGGGCTAGCAAGGAACGATACGTTGTATTCATTATTGGTATTTAGTAGTGGATCGGTTGCTGCCGCTGGGTAGCAATGGATACCTTCTTTTCTAAAGGTTACCCATATTTGACGTTTAGCCGCATCTTTAACTCTTTCTATTACTTCTCTTTGTTCTTGGTTCATGATTTTAGAATCTCCATTGCAACGAGGTCTCCAACTGCCTTGGCGTAATCAGTGTCATCGGGTATTACGTGTACAGTTTCTTTTGATCGATCTTTTAATTTATCGTATGTGCGAACGGTGACCACAACACCACCAGTTGCTGGGGTCACACTAAAACGAATAGGATCACCAAATTCATTTGAATCGGCACCAATACCTTGAGATTGTTTAGTGGGATATACTGCGGGATAGTTATCGTTAATCTTATTAGCGTTGCGACTATAATCCCAACCCCACTTCATTATAAAACTCCAAATAAGCCTAATCATTTAATAACCTCATCTTGTGTGTACTTAGACCAATCCGTAAACTTTTTACGGTCTTTTAAATCATGTAAGCTATGACACCAAACACCTGGATTTGTTTTAGCGAAGTCCTTGTCGTCTAGCTTAATTGTAGCATTATATCCTAGTAGTTGTATATAGGGCAATTTTACAGAAATCATTGGGATGAAGTTATTGTAGTCGACTAACCCGCTTTCAACTAACCCTTCGACACTACTCACATCTAAATCTAATGTACACAGTAATCCAGCTTTCAAGCAGGCTTGGATCATATCTTCCCAGCCACCCCACGCTGGCGCGTCATCAAATGCTGGATTAGGGAAACTTTGATTAGCACCAAAGTATATATGAGTACAGTTATTATTTTTTGCAAGGCTTAAAACGATTTGTTCATTTTGTAATCCGACCACAAATAAAGTCTTGTGGCCAAATGCTGAACTATGTTCAACTTCCTTACCGATGAAGAAATCTACTTTTTCGTGTCCAATTCTATCCATTTTCTTTACTCGTATTAAATGCAATTGTTTCTTTGATTTTAACAAGATCGTCTTTAATATGCAACCTTTGTTTTTTCAATTTGTTTAGTAGCGCATCCTGAAAATTTCCAGACTTTTCTAAACCATCAATCTTCTTATCTAATTTTTGATGTTCATTTTCTAAATGTTTTATACGTGCTGTTATGGTCATAATTTATTCCTCAAAAATAGATGGGTCCATTATAGATTTAGTTTTCTCTTTCTTCTTAGGTTTCTCTTTAGCAAAGTTACCTTCGATATCTACATGTTTTGCGGCCATTGTACGACCACTTAATGCTTTCTTGCCTTTGAATCCACGTGTTCCGATAATTTCGGTCCAGTAGCCAGTTGGCCCTCCGTAATACTCGATTATCTCTTCGGCAGTTTGGCGATCGGGCGCGGCAAAGATCGCTTCAACGATATCTTCAAAGTATGCGTAATCTCCGGTACTATATTGCATCATTGCAGGATGCTCGCCAGTATCAAATCTACGATTGGCTTCTTGTACCGCAGTTAGATGCATCCATACATTATGACCCATTAGCAATGCATAACTAAAACTATCCCATGACGTTTTACCCCATTTGCCATTTTTGTTTGCATCGGGTAATACATCATACATCTCGGGATCTTTAAAATTATGTTCGTTCAGAGTAACACCAGTCTTGGGTACACCACCTTTATATATACATATATCTTTTATTCGTAACAGATCACTAAGAGGACTGTCTTCCCATCTCGGGTAGATGCCATCCGCCACGACCCCGACACTCCACTTTCTCGTGTCGTTTGCGTACTTTTTATCGTCAGCTGATGGAGCCATCCTATAGCTCCATTTGTCATTCTGAGGGAAGACGTTTTCAAAGTAAACTTGCCCGTTAGCTGTGGCCAAAAATGGGCTGGCGCAGTCAAAGCTAATTGTGAACTTGGGATTAACATATTTTCTTACGGCCCTTTGTATAACGGTTAATAGTACTGCCCACTCTAATTTACTTGTACCTAAAAAATGCATCCAATCATGGATACCTTCTTGTAACAAATTATCATATCGTAACGCAACTAAACGCTTAAGAATCAAATGCACATCACACATATTCTGACCACCCATTGACCAACCATTAAAGTGGGTGTCAGGGTATTTAGTGGGATCGCAATAATCTTTCATTAACTGATACCACTGTTCGGCATCATCATGACTAGCACCCTGCAATACATTTAGTATCTTAACTCCGCCGTTCTTAACTCCTTTACGATGCTTCATAAAGTATTCGTTATTGAACTTAGTAGCGTCCACGGCTTCTTGTAATGTGCTTATACCGCATTTCTGCCCTGCATTTTTATCATGTATGACCCAAGTTGGAATATCAAGAGTCATACCGTAATCAGCTATGCCGTCCAGCCAAGCTAAAACCTGTTCTCGTTTTTTCTGGGCCTTCGGGCATCCTGAGTTAGCTTTCCAATCGCCTTCCCATAGTCCTTTGGCGATCTGGAAACCTCCAGAGTCACCTAGTACTAGCGTGTTTGGGTCGCGATTGCGAACCATGTCCTCACTCCAGTCTTGCTTAGTGAGATCAAGGTTGGCGTGGCCGCCGGAGTAAAGCGACCACTTATATGGGAACAACGATTTCTGGATGTTCAGCCAGTTAAGTTGTTCCATATCCGTTATACCCTGCGGGAATCTTGCAGGGTCTACATATTGTTCGTTACGCTGTTTACCTATAAACGTAGCATAGAAGCCACTGATGGCAGGTAAGAATATAGCATAGTCTTTTTGTTTTGCTGTTAAATTATCTTGTTCCATAGAACTTTACTTGGTTAATTAATTTGTAGTCTTCTGTGTAGAAGTTTTTAATTTGTTCTAAGTATTTAGAATTTTGTAACGCACTATTAAAAATTTCTTTAAACTTTTTCCTAGCTGGACTATGTTCGCTTACGTGTTGGAACTCATATCGATCATATTTGTTTTCGCCGTAATTTTCAGTAATCCAGCTACTAAAGTTTTCACGAAAGTTATTGAATTCAAAAAAAGTACAGTTATCTGTATCTAATCCGTGTACAAATTTTACTTGACGTTCTGTGTGGTCGTCAAATGATATTCTATCAAATATTAAATCAAATGTGTCTACAGCCCAGGTGTCGAAGTTGGGGTGGTATAAAGTAAAATATTCTGCTATACCACTTACCCAACGTTCTATGGGATCACGTAATACTACCAGTGCGTGTTTGTGTAAATTATCTGTATGATAGTTATAAAACTCCCACCCAAAGTCTTTCAAATTAGGTTTAGTCCAGCTGCTGGCATTTTTAGGAATGTAAACATACATATATTCACTATCCCAATGACTCATACATTCACCATAATGGTGACCTTTGTATTGCCACTCGGACAAAAAGCCGGCATCTATAATCACTTAGTTTGTGCTGGAATAATATATGAATAGTTAGCGATACCACTATCAACAGTGATTATCGATGCACCTTGATCACTGAACTTAAATGTCTTATCGCCGGGTAAACTCAGGATACTAATAACAGCGGCAACGGGCCAAGCCCATGCTTTAGATAATGTTCCACTTACCCCAGACTGGAATACAAAGCTACCAGCGTGGCTAGACGGATCACCAAAGTAAAACTTTAAATCATTGCCTTCGACACGTGATTGGAAAGTAAGTTCTTCACTGTTGGCACTTGCCATAAACTTCATACGCTGGATGCTGGCATTAGTTGGAGTGACATCTACATTCCAATTTACTCCCCGGAATTTCACTGATTTAAGTCTATCATTGATGATCGCGGCATCCATATAACGATAGTCGTTCTTAAAGTCTCCTGCTTTATTCTCAAAGTGGATACCACAAGGAACATCTTCCCCGGCTGCATTCTTTTGTTTGTTAATACTTAACTTAGCATCCTCTTTATACTCGGGTATATTAAGGATCGTATTTAATTTACCTAAGTTAGGCATGCCAAATGTACCAATAAAGTCTGGGTGTGCTTTTTTAAATTTAGCTTCTAATATCACGACCTTTTCATTACCCACAGCATTAACCGCTGTTTCTTCAGCGGTGCCGGTAATTTTAATTAAATCAATTATACCTAATCCATGCGTGTGTTGCACGAGGTCTTGTAAATAATCTTTCATAAGTTCTCCTGTATATTGTCTATTGTACTAGGTTCGTCAGGTGTTGTCAATGCTGATATCGGGTTATGTTTCTTTTTAATTTCACCTAAAACTTGATGCGCTTTGATCGTGTGTAGTGTACCTGGCTTTTTAATTTCTAACCAATGTATATATCCGTTGAATGATTTATCTTCAATCACCTCAAACCCAAGACTACTAACCAATGGCATCAGCAAACTCTTTGGCATATATGTTTGACTAAAATTCTCTGCCATCCCTGCTCCGTTTGGAGTATCGCCGTTGTTATATGTAAATAAAAATATTCCACCTGGACGCAACAGATCATGTATCTGCTTTAGATATTGCTTCATTGTGTCTACGCTGACATAATTAAAATATCCCCAACTAAAAATAAAACCAAATTGTCCAGCAGGTAATACTTTTAAATTATGGTTTATTAATCGATAAGGGCGTAGTCTACGTTGATACTCGGGACTAAAACGACTTAAAGTAGAGTCAAGGAATTCTTGATGAAAGTCTATTAGATATAAGGGATCGGCAGCGACCAAATATTGAGTCCATTCCCCATCGCGACATCCTATTTCTAGTGTTGGATATTTCCAATTGGTACGTACAAATAGTTTTTGCACTATATCACGATCGTTACTAGTTTGATCGGCAATTGATATTTTGCGATGATTCCTGACAAAATTTGCATCACCTGGACGATCCTCTAGATCATAGTTATTAGAAAATAGTCGATGAGTGATACTGTTGATTTCGGTATCAATGATACTTAAGTAAGTATCATTGAAGGTGACATTTTGTTGTAAATCTGCGATCAGTTTATCGTAATATGAAACAAGTTCGTCGATATGTTTCGCTTGGTCTGAGACTAAAGTTTGTGTTAATTTGATGTTAAGTATAGATTGTCGGAGCTCCGATAATTTTTCAATTGACGGCTCTATGTCTAACGCTTTCTGTAGACTAGTTTTTAAGGTGACTAAATCGTGTAATCCCATAGCTTACTCGAAACTAAACAATGCGTCAAATGTTGTTTTAATATCTGTGCTGTCGGCGATCTGCCATTCGAGCACACCCAATAGGTTCTCTACCTTTTGATCCACGATACCCATTTCCATGCTATTTTGATCAAATGGCAAATCCTTGAACCATTGTGGAATATGAGTCCCATCTGTGGGATATCCAACACTAGTATATCCCAATGGATTATCTTTAAGTTTACATACCACGGTTTTCATACCATCAACGATCGCGATAGAGTAGTTATCCCCGTGCATACGTTTTAGCGTATTCCAGTTCATCGCGGCGCGAACATGTCCCGGCATATTTGCCTTACCAAGACGCACTTCTTCTGCTGTATACTTGGTTAAATTGTTTACACGTTTAGGTGTACCTTTTTCCCAGGCCGGCCGTTCGGTAAACAGTAATTTAAAGTCACGAACTTTGTCAATTACCTTTTGTTTGACATCACCGGTACCGGTTAGTACTTCCAACAGGATCTCGCTTAAGAAGTTTTGTACTACCTTGGGGGTATCACTGCGCTTAAGGTCAAGTCCCATCGCTTTTACTTTGCCCGGCTTGCCGTGTGTATCTAACCTATGGTTTTCGAGATCATAAATCAATACAGCATAGCGTTTCTTTTTAATAAACAGACCTTTGCTGGCAACCATTTCTCTACCACCTTTGATAATGGTACCCATATCGCGTGGAACATGGCAAGCACGTTCCATGAAGCCCGGGAATGATTCATTTACACTATCTGCAATAGTATCGTATAGTTGGACACAGATCTCTCTGTTCCACTCCATACGTCCAGCGGCTACTTCTTCTTTGAGCGCCGGCCAGGCTGAGAAATAGACCGAGTCCGTATCACCGTAGATAATCGCTTCCCCGACGTGGTTGTATTCCCCAGTAATGGATTCATTGACGTGAGCATCCATGTGCTTCGCGATGATACGACCCGTAAGGGTCGTACTCTGACCAATACGGTGATCGAAGAACCTGCACCCCGGGTTAAGGATCGCGCCATAGAGGCTATTGAGGTTAATTTTTTTGACGAGCTGCCTTTTGTCCCAGAACGCTGTTTCTTCAGGAGTGGTTGCGGCTTTTTTCTTTGCCTGCATTTCTTTTCGTTCGGCATACCATCTTTCCAATAGTCCGGGGATAATCCCCTTTAGGTCATACTTAAATATAGTACCGTTGGCACTCAATGTCCAGGGTTGACGACTATCAAAAATCATGTGCCATACCTCAGACGCTGAATGCACGGTACTATTACTGCCTTCCCAGTCAATGGTGATTTCTGTGCCTACCTCCATATTCATTACCGCCTGATATTCTAGGCTACCAAACATATTTTCCCAAGCATCTGCAAATGATGACCCTGCGGCCATCTTGTCTGCAATATACTTGTCTGTCATTGTTTGTTTGAGCTGCCCAACGATAGTTTCTGGCCCCATGTTAAGGGCTCTAATAGCCGAGGGATAGAGCGAGTTGATGTCGATCGCTCCGATGTATTCGTGAATACCCCTTTTGGGATAAGCAACATAGGCACCTGCGGCTTGCGTATTTCCTTGGTCATCTCTTGATCTCCGGTTAGGTGTAATCATACCACGTTGATGAGCTTCGTTAATAATAGCTTGTTCTGTTACAGCAACCGCACCCATTGTGGTTGGTAACAATACAGTATTATCATGCGCGAGTTCATTTGCAAGATCTAAGAAGCGTAACTTCTTATCCAACTTGGCCAACAACATAGTATCCTGACGATTGTAGTCTATGAATTTAGCAAACTCTTTATTATAGAGTTGATCTAATGTTCCTTCATAAGCTACCTTGCTACCGACTTCTTCGTATTCGCCGATAGCATCCAATGAGTAAGAATGTCTTTCTTCGTATGTATACTTACGGTATAGTTGCATATAGTCCATATGCACACGACCGATTAAATCAAATGTTAGATTCTCTGCACCAAAACGTTCAAATGTACGTTTCTTGGGATACTGTCCCCATAAGCATAGGCGCCGTGTATCATCTTTGCTCAATACACGATGTATACGCATTGTAGTATATGGGATATCGTACCCTTCGGAGTTCCAGCCACTTAATATATCTGCATTGTCTATCAAATCCAAGAACGTGTTGAGCATGTCTGCTTCGTTTTCGAACAAATAGCAGTTATCAAATTTCTTACAGATTTCTTCAGCAGATTCCCAAGAATAGCTCTTAGGTGGAACGACCAAGGTTATAAGTTTGTCCATCCAATCCATATATAGTGAAATACTTGTAATGGCATTAAACGGATCGTCGGGCTTGCTATAGCCACGTTCCGGATCAAAGTCCACCTCAATGTCAAAAAAACATGTTTGCAGTTTTGGTGATTGTATTCCGGAATAGTTATCTTCTAAACAACGGAAGATTGGATTGATGTCTGACTCCCACAATTTTTTGTTGGAGTTGATACGTATTTCTTTATGGAATTCTTTACCATTGCGTGTGGTAAATTTAGACACAGGAGTGTCGTAGATAGTACGGTACTTGCCTTTTTGATCATCATAGTAGAATGTATAGTTGGCCGGATACTCTTTATATACCCGCTCGCCATCCACACGTTCAACTACATGAATCCTATCCTTATCTCTGTCAAAGAGAGCATCAATATAACTCAATTTTAATCTCCAATGCGACTTATAGCCCGCACATACTCTACATGCTCGTTAAGTGAGCGACTCTTGACACATTATACTACTTTACTTATCATGCGGGCAAGGGCTATGATATCAATCGCGCTCATTAACAAGTAATTAGCCATCATACCAAACGATCCACGTGTCCAAGCGGCCCAGCCGTAGATTATGCAACCACTGATCCACACCGGGTACAATATTAGAAATGGAGGGGTTGGTACAGTAAGCATCATTGCAACACTACACCCGATGCTTATGGCCCAAGCAAGCATCTCAAGGATAAACCGTAATGGCCATCCTTGATAATCTGTCTTGGCAAAATGCCAGGTGGTATTAAACCACCCTTCCACCGTATTAATCAAAGAGTTTTACCCACAGTCTCAAGGATAGTGTTAAGCTCTTCGTGATCTGCATTAGTATCACCTAATTTAGACTTTTGGGCGATCTTGATAGCTTTCTTTAAGATAGCTGGTTTGATTTCCATTTCTTCGGCGATAGCTTTCACTGTGTCCGAAAGTCCAGCATTCAGGTCTTCAATCTCTTGTAAAACGCCCATACCTTCGTTGATAATTTGAGTCAGCTTTGCTTTTTGTTCCGCACTAAACATACGTGGTCCGTTTGATGACATAAAGTCTCCTAGTTAATTGAATAATTATACATTACTTATTTTACTAGAGCAAGAGAAATATAAAAAGAGAAAGCCGCTTTTTCCAAATATCACGGGCACGACTCCGGTATTTGGAAGGTAGCGGCAAAACCTACACCACCGTAGTTAAACGGGCCTAAGGGTGTTCTGTATTAAGATGTTATTGCTGTAGTAGTTCGAACGATGTTATGTGCTGTATTATATGCCTCTCTCGCCGCGGTGACAGCAACAAGGGTTGGATTACCGGATCGTAAGGTGTTAAGTTCGTCGTAGGCCGCCTGGTTGGCATATACTGTTATGGTTACCCTTGTGTTCTTTCCTGGTTGTTGTTGTAAAGCCCGGTTAATTAGTTTGTCTCCTAAACTTGCTCGTAACGCGTCCGTTGCACTTACATATTCAGCTGGGAATTCGTAGAATGCAACATCCGCTGGTTTTTTCTCTACTGTAGTTACTATATACGACATATCAATTCCTTTTTTCATTTATACTACGAATGTATTCACTTGCCACGCCATCTAAACTAACATGCCAAGCATAAAATTTAGTACTTGGATACTCGGCTTTTAAACTAACAAATAAATCCAAATTTGGTTTAGCATCATCATACATAATGGCCTTTGTATAACTTTCACGGTTTAACAAATTCCTTATTATGTCTTTTTTCTTTTGCTCAATCGGTACTTTCCTTACATCATTTCCTGCGCGATATACATGTACCTTATCTGTATTTACACCATACTTACGAAATGTGTCGAGAAATAGTTCTTTATTATCAAAATCGGCTCTTGCAGTTACCATAACAACAGTATTACCCGTAGCGATATCACGCTTAAGTTGATTCATCATTGGTATGATTGGTTTTGATTTTTTAAAGAATTCCTGTGCATTGCGGAAGTCTTCAAAATCAAATGATTCGTTGGGTTGTAGTTTGTAATGTGTAAACTCGTGGCTATTTAAACTATTAACAACCTTGGTATCTTTAATAACGTGGACTTTGGTCTGTGTATGTACCAGCGTATCATCGATATCAAATATAACTAACTTACGTGGTTGTATTTCGCTTGATTTCATAAAAAAGTATCTGCAAACTTTTTGCAAAGCTCTTTAAGTTTTGTATTTTCTGTTTCAACACTGGTATCTTGTTTTTGGCTTGGATCTTTATATCCACAATAGACGTGCTTAATACCATACTCGGCAATTAAATCCTCACAGCTTTCACGATATCGGTCATCCATTGGGCGATTACAAGGACTTAAGGTAGTGACAATCATACAGTCCGGGTCAACTTCGCCACAGGCATCTATTGCGGCACGTTCTGCGTGTACATACTTGTCATCTTCTTTATAACTAGTACGGCAAACTTTTTTGCCTCCTGGGCAAACTACACAGGCCGCAACCATCCCATAATGGTCTGGCTCTTTTGTTTGCCCATCAAGAACCATCTCGCAACATTTAGCAAGTATAGTATCTAATTCTGCCTTGGGATCAGGCTGGGCTGAAAGGATTTCGTGGACTATCATAGCCGTCGTCTTCTGGGTATACTGGGTATTCGTTCATTTCTTAGGATGTGCCTTAAAGTATTCGACTTCGCCTTCGTGTTTGGCCGCGGCTTTGTGTGAAGGGAATGTACCTAAGTTCTTACCTTTTTTACTAAGCAAACGAAATTGGCTACCGTGCTTAACGATATGTTCCGCCACACCTTGTCCGAGATTATCGTATGTCTGTGCAAAAATATCTTTTTTAACAGCACCATAATCACCGGTACCATGGCGTACGATATAATCATTACCTTTTGTGTATTGCAGATCACCCCAACTGGTATGTAGTACACCATCGTGGTCGGCTAGTTTTACCTGTTTGGGTATGGCCTTTGGCGATGCTGTCCCATCACCGTTGTCTGTTTTCAACTCACGGAAAGTTTTCGGTGAGTTAAGATATTCTTCGCCTGCAGGACCAGTGATAACATAGTCACCTACATTACCGGGTAGATCACCTTCTAGTGAATGGATGACTTCGGGTTCTTTCAAAATCCTAAACGGTTCAATCTTGTTTGCAATCTTAGCGGCAATAAACGATCCTTGTTTAAACCATTCGTCATTTACCTCAGCAATATCGCCTTCGGTCAACGCACCTTTATCCAACCCAAATTGATCTGGATTCTCTTGTGCAAAATCTCGCATGACAATACCAGCATTGGCATTTGCTTCGTTCTCTTGGTCGGTGCCAGTTTCACCAGCACCATCGGGTAAGTTGTTTTCAATATCTTGTTTGTAATGTGTCAGTTCGTGTGCCAATGTACGCAACACATCAACAGGATGTCGTCCACCTGTTACTAACTTAATACTTTTAGTGTTGGGATCATATTGGCCAAACGTTGTATCAACTGGATCGTTTAATAATGTGATCTTTGGTAGTTTCTTAATATCCAATTGATCTGCTAGCCATTGGATATGTTGCTTAATAAAAGCATTATTCTTATTTTCCAATAAGACTTCGTTTACTTTCATTTTGCTGTGGCACTTAATTGCCAGCTGTGCTTGCGATGTGCATCCATACGTTCAGCCAAGAAGTTAGAGAAACCATGTTCGCCAGCAGCCTCGGCGATGTCGTATACACGTTTTAAAATTTTAACCATGTTGTCGCTATCTTGTAATAGTTCAACAACCATTTGTTCAGCGGGTAGCACATCGGTTTCATCTTCTATACGACTAAGCATACTAAAGCGACTGTTACTACCTGGCGCATACGCACCCAAGGCACGGATCTTTTCAGCAAAGTCATCAATACTACCATATACTTCTTCGTAGATCGTTCCAAACAAATCGTGTAGTTCACGGAAGTTGATACCTTCTACGTTCCAGTGAAAGAAATGTGCCTTTAGATAAAAAGTGAATTCTGAGGCAAATGCTATCTTAGCGGCTTTTTGTAGGGCTTCCATTACTTTATACTCTTTTCTAATTCGTTGACTAAACTATTTATTTTCTTATTACGAGTGTCTTGTAGCTTAGTCCAGTAATTAGCACCTTCTGATACACCCTTGTGTTCACCAGTTTTAGGATTTTCGTGATCGCCTACTTTGGCTTTCCGATAAACTTTCTTGCCTGTACTTGGGCTAATATAGTAATCACCTTTAGAATCTGTACCAATACTTTTAATTTTGTAATCAGCTTTGGTTTCGGCTACTCTCTTAGTCTGACCTATTACTTTGTTACCTTGAGTATTGGCCGAAATACCTTTATGTCGAGAGGTTGGAGTATCACCACCTCCACCAATATGTCTACTACCGCCAAGACGTTCGCCCTTACGTGGTTGTTTATAAGGAACTTTAGTTATCTTGCCACCGCCGGCTATAAAGTCAGCCATTTCATCCTCCGCCACACCTTGCTCACCGCCGTACTGACTTAATAGCATCTTACCACTAGCAACTTCAAATCTACCCTTGACAGCAGGACCCAATCGCTTAGTAGCCCGTCGTTCTATTTTAGATAAACTTAATTTAGCATCGTTTGCATCAGTATATTCACCATACAATACCACCGCATTATCCCAAGCCCAAACATAGTATTTGTCAGGATCAACGGTGTATGCACTACCGTGAATAGTCTCAATGCGGGCTTCCTCTTCAGAACCTGGTGTTCCTTTTGCAGCGACCTTTTTATCCAGCTTTGGGTATCCAACTAAAGCATCAACTGCGCGAAGTGGAGCTTCGGCCACACTCGGCTGACTTATCTTAACTTTGACCCACCAGTGGGATTGACTTTTAGTTGTCGCACTACCTTTAAATGGTCTCCAAACTTGACCCTTATCAACGATTGTATGTGGGATGTTGAGCTTGGTTAATTCGTTGTCGATCCTGGCTGCAAACTGCTCAGCTGATCCGTTATTTGTATAGAAAAAACCACGTCGGAAAATTAAATTACCTTCGCGATCTTTGCTTATCTCGTCTACTGATATATTATCTCTGATTGTTTGTATCACTGAAGGAGCTTTAGCCTCCGCCACACCTTTGTTTGCTAATTTAGCGTATCGTTCTGCGTTTCTAAAATAAGTGTTTGGCTTCATCGCTCGGCTGACCATATCATCACTTGTTAAGCCCATGCCTGCTAATTGATCTATCGTGTCAAGACCTTGATTGGTTTGATCTTGCGATTTGCCGCGTATCCTTGCTTTAATAGTGGGATCAACTCTACGCAGAGTTCTACGCAGAGTTTGTTTCCAGCCTTCCGCCACACCTTGTGGTGTTTTGGGGTCGGCAAACAACGAGTCTATTGCTTTTTTGCCGCCATACAATATAGCTAACACAATGCCAGCAGGAATAGCATATTTAAAAGCCAGGGTAGCCAGATCAAATATAGTTTTTTCGTCGACAGCAGCACCCACTTTGGCAGTAATGTCTTTGACAATATCTGCCACAGACGATCCAATTTCGTAGGCACCGGCACCAACTCCAATTTGTCCTGCATTCTTGGCTGCAATCCCGGCGCCAGCTTTTGCAGCCTGTCCCACACCGCGAGCTCCTGCTTGTCCGACTTTTCCGGCAACCTGTGCTATTTTTGGAGCAGCCGCCATAAACAGTCTTGCACCGAGTGCCAACAACGGCGCAATTTCATTTAATTTCTGTTCGTCAGTTAATTCCCTACCGGCTATTTGTCCCGCTGTGCCGCCGGCTGCACCACCCACTAATGCACCCATTGGTCCACCCACGGCGGCACCAACAACTGCGCCACCGACGCCGCCAGCAGTTCCACCGACGAATTCACCAGGCAAGCCTTCTGCTACACCTTGTCCGTCTTGTGTTTGTAAATAACGGGCAACTTGTGCCACCCATGCACTAACATCACTGGACCCAATTTCTTCAACCTCACCGACCCATTCAGCCACTTGATCAATAGCATCCATTACTGCTTGTGGGCCAAACTTTAGTAAGTCGTGACGTTGGTTTAAGATTCTACGAGTAATAGCACTTGATACCGGACTATCTACTCTGCCTTCCACCACACCTGCTTCACTATGCCATGCATCTTTTGGCTCATTGCCGCCACCATGCCACGAATCTTCTTTAACCTTGGGTTTTTTAATATCAAAAAAGTCATGTAATAACATTATGCGGCTCCTGCAGGATTGTTTAGTAAATCTTTTATCTTACCCGCCTTTGTTGGATCACTGAGCGCAGTTGATAATGCTGACCCCAGCCCACTAGTGTCGGTGGGGTCAGTTAAGTTTGTGATTGCTTTATTAACATCAATGCCGGGTATACCTTGTAATGTTTTTTGCAACCCGGCTTTCTTTTGCACTGCATCTTGAGCGGCCTGTGCAGGATTTGCTACTGCCGGCGCAGACGTTCCCGGTGCTGCCGGCGGGGCTGATGCACCAGTTCCAGTTGGTGGCATACCCAACTCTTTTAATTCTTCTTCGGGTCCGATAAAATGATGATCGTGTACTTTATAGCCTTGCTTTCTATACCAAGCTATCGCAGTGTCAACAGCAGTACTCTCATCGGCTGCTGTTACTTTACATACTCTACGTTTTGTTTCTTTGCGTTGAGAAACCATAGTATTGTTTGGATCGCTTACTGTGACTTCAACACGATATTTTTGTTTTGGTGATGCGACGTCCGCACTTTCGTTGGCAAACTTCGTCGACTCATCAAGTCGTTTGAATATATTTAAAATATCGCTAAAGTTATTATCCATTTTATTTAGGGGCCTTTACTTTAACTGGACCGCCACGTGTGAGTACATTACTGTAGCCGCCTAATTTTTTATTGA